TCGAATACTCGCGGGCGGTGTACTCGCGGGCCATGACCATCACGGCATGCGCCGGATACTGGCCGGCGCACCAGCGGTGCGTGTACACCAGGTGCACGCGCTTCGGGTGATGCCCAGCATCGCGCGCCGCCTTGATGCGTCTTGCGTTAGGTGGCAGCAAGGCACAGATCCCGGATAGTCGCGCGGTAACAGTCGCACATCGCCTCGTGCTCGCCGTCGATGATGGCCGCGCAATGCTGGGCGTGTGGTGCGGTTTTGATCTGGCGCAGGATCGCGCCGAAGGTCAGGTCGACCGCCTCGAGACGCGCCTCGTGGGCGTCGATGATGAGATCGGCGATGCCCTTGTGCAGGCGCAGGAGCTCCATCTCACTCATGGGCCCGCCCTCATCGGCTTTTCCATCGCCTTGATCTCGCGCTTCGAGCGCTGGCGGTGCAGTTCCTTGATCCGGTTCCAGAGGACGTGCCGGCGAATGCGGTTGGGCTCGAACTGGAAGCGCAGCATCAGCTCGTCGAGCCGCTGCTGCAGCCGCACGTCGGCGGGGTGCGTTGATCTGCTCATAGTTCCACCTTTGGCCCGATGTAGGTCCATCGGTCGGTCTGTGGGTTCATTGAAACGAGGCGCCGCTCCTCAAGCTCGAGGAGGATGCCGCGCGTCGCGGCGATCCCCTCGCGCGTTTTGTCCGGCGAAACCTCGCGCAATAGCAGCGCGCGATTTGAGCGGCGGAGCGCCTGAATAATCATTGCGCGGGTGATGACGGTCACACCGGCACCAGCGAGACGTGCGCGGCGAAAGACACCGGCTGCCCACGCATTCGGGCGACGTGCGTCTCGCGCAGGTACTGCACGAAACGGAACGCTTTCCCCCACTCGTAGCCGACCACCGGCGAGTCCAGCCTGCGGCCTGCGGCGTCGTACCAGGTCCGGCGCAGCCAGGTCACCCTGACCGGCTCAGAGGGCCGGTCGAGGTTGTACTCGGCGACGCGGATGGCGTATTTCACGGCAGCCAGCGCGCGCTGATGGCGCCAACGACGAAGACTGCGATGCCGATGATGATCAGCATCGGCAAGCCGGCGATCAGCATCAGAACCACGCGCAGCAACGGATTCACATGCGCGCCCGTTTGGCCTCGCCGTAGAAGTACCGGCCGCGCTTTGGCGCGTTCTTCGGATGCAGCACCCAGCGCTCGCCGAGCCAGGCAATGGCGGCGGCGCGCTTCTCTTCTAAGGTCTGCGGAACGCGGCCGACGCGGGCCGCTGCGGAGACGTAGTCGCTCAGGATCTGAGTCATGTGAACCTCGCAGTGGTTAAAAGAGCCCCGGCATAAGCCGGGGCAGGACAGCAACGCTGGGCAGGGAGGAGCTGAACGAAAAGGTGCGCGGGTGGTTCACTGCGAGCGGACCCGGAGGAGGGACCATCGCACCGACGCCAGCCCACCCGCGCGCTGGCGCCGGGAGCGAATTCTTGGAAGTTTTTATCTGGTCCATGTCCACCTCGCAGTGACGAGATGAATGGACGCTAAATCACATTTGTGATTATTTCAAGTGTGATATTGCGGTCGTGATTATTTCCCTTGTGATTCCTTGATTTTTCCGCAGCAAAACGGTATTAAAGCCACATCACTGCGGAAAGGACGGCCGAAATGAACACGTCGAACGACATTCTCGACGCCTTGGCTAAACACCTGGGCGGTGCCAACGACCTAACGATTTCAAAGAGGACAGAAATCCCTCAGTCGACGATCTCTATGATCAGAACCGGCAAGCGCAGCTTGCCTGCGAACGACTGCAAAAAAGCGGGGTTGGCACTGGGCGTTGATCCGGCAGCGTTGATCGCGATCACGATTGCGGAAAAACAGGAAGACGCAAGCCTGCGACGAGGCCTGCTGAAGTTGGCACGAGCGGCGCTACCGGCAGCTGTGCTGGCGGTTGGCTTGCAGGTTGGGCCTGCCCCATCAGGAAATGCGACGGCCCAGCAACCAGCAGCCTGTTTATTATGTAAAGTCTTGCCGCCGCGCCGGATCCGCCGCCGCGAGCGCCGCGGCGTGGCCTACCCCAAACGGATTAAGCCTACGGTATACAGAGGCTTGGCCGGGATTCCCGAGATCAAACCTCGATTCCTCCTACGGAGTTTGTCTGACACGGTGTCGCTACATCGGGACGTCGCATAACTTCCGGAAAGGAGTCCCCGATGATCGACTTGCCGACCCTCGCCTGGCGCAGCGGGCGTCCCCGGCGCGAGCTCGCTGGCGCGCTCGGGGTGAGTGTGCCGACGCTTGAGCGGTATCTCAAATTGAACCACGCGCCCGCGCCGATGGTGCAGCTGCTCGAGATCCTGGCCGGCCGCATGCCGTGGGACGGCTTCGAGCACATGACGGCGTACCGCGGCGCCATTTACTACCGGGATCAGCTCGACGGGCTGCCGGCGGCCGAAATCCCGGCCTACCACTGGCGCCTGAAGGAGCTCGAGGCGGTGCGGGTGGAACTGTCGCGCTACCAGCGCGCGCCGGCACAGTACCTGCTGAACCTGTAAGGATTACTTGCAGGTTCGCTCACCGCGCGACGCTACCGGGTGGCGCCGCGCAGTTTTTCCAGCGAGCGCATGCCGCCGAGCCCGAGCATGCCGCAGAGCAGCACCAGCAGGTCCCCGAGTTCGACTTCCGGAATGGGCGTCTCGCCGCCCGTCATCAGCAGCACCCAGGAGGCGAGCGGACGCCCGATGTAGTGCCAGCCAAGCGCAACGCCGCAGATCCAGCCGATGAAGGGCCGCCACCGCGAGACGAACGGATCCGCGCTCGCCGCCTCGACCTGGTTGACGGCGGTCTGCTGCCGCGACGCTTCGAGCTCGGCGTCGAGCCGCTTGAATTCGCCGGCCTGCTGCAGCTCGGCCAGCGCCTGCGCGGCCTGCGCGCGGGCCGCGGGATCCGGCCAGGCGCGGTCAATGAGCTTGCCGAGCAGGGTCGCGATCGCGTCGCCGATCACCGGACGATCCCGAGCACCGCGGCCAGCTTCGCCATCGCCGCGCCGGCGGCGCCGGCCGCGCCGCCGACCAGCATCAGCGTCTTCCACCCGCCCCGGGCCTCGGCCAGCGTCTGGCGGATCTCGGCCAGCTCGTGCCGCATCTCGCGCAGCTCGTACTGCAGGTGCTCGATGCTCGCGCTGTGCTGGCCGACCCGCTGGTGCAATTCGTCGTTCATTGTCGCCCCCCGTGCGCGATGCTGTAGTGATTGCCGTCACCGAAGCGCCCGCCCCACCGGCACAGCGGGTGCAGGCCTTCCCAGAATTCGCCGAGCGGCCGGTGATCGTCGCTCGCGTCGAGGTAGCGGCCGGCCCGGAACAGGTGCAGATCGATCGCGAGGCGCTGCAGGTGCAGGCTGTTGGCGATCCCCCTGCCCTGCGCCGCGTTCTCCGCGGCGACCGCCGGCCGGCGCTCGAGCTCGCCGCCGCGCACCGCGTAGCCGAGCCCGTGCGCGTGATCGAGCAGCCGCGGCAGGAGGCGCATCAGGAGCTCCTGCTTTTGGCCGAGCGACAGCGGGTTCGCGCTCATTGCCAGATGCACTCGATCACGACGTGGTAGACGACCGGCCCGTTGGCCCCGTTGCCGACGGTCTCCAGGCTCAAGGTCGAGCCGGCGCGCGTCGACAGCAGCCAGCGCATCTGCGTCGTCACGTCAACGCCGCCGCTGACCGGCGTTTGCGCATTGGCGCGCAGCACGGTGGCGATCGGGTAGTTGCCGAGCGCCGTGTGGGCCAGCACCCGCAGCCCGGTCGGTGAGGCCCCGGTCTGCGGGTTCATGCTGTACGCGACCCGGCAGGAGTCGATCGCCAGATCGAGGTGAGAGTAGACCTGGACGGTCGACGCCGACCACGCGGTGCCGGCGCGGTGCCACTGGCCCGACGCGCTGCCGGTCAGCGGCACGACCGGCGAGCGGTAGAGTGTCCATTCGGTCTGGTAGAGCCGGGGCGCCGTCGCCGCCGCGGGCAGGGTCAGCAGCGCGAAGAGGAAGCCGAGGGCTCTCATTTCTTGAACGCGTACATGCGAGCAGTGCCGCTCGAAATGTTGCCGCTCGAAAACATCAGGCGGAAGTAGGTGTAGGCCGCGGCGACACTGACCCCCATGCCGTTGATCATGTAGTAGCTGCCCGACGCGTTTTCGCCGCTCAGGCGCCACGACACGCGCACCCCCATGCCGCCCGCTGACGTGATTTCGATGGTGCCGCTGATCTGCTCGCCGTCCTGGTTGCCGACCGCGTTGGCCATCAGCAGCTTGGCGTCGGAGGTTGAGCCGGCCAGGCCCTCGCTCGCCGCGTCCGTCAGGTTGTGCCGCGACCACCGATAGCCCGTCGTGGCGTAGGTCACGCCGTCGCTCGACAGCCGGCCCCAGAACTCGACGCCGTCGGTGACAGGCTTCAGGTTGTCGATGTGGATGACGTGGCGGGCGTAATTCGTGAGATCGAGAGCGAAATCGAGCGTGGCCGACGCGCTCGCCGTTTCGGTTTCCAACAGCGCGCAGGCCCCGCCGAGGCTTGCCGTGATGAGGTTCGGCGGCGTGATTTTCTTGACCGTGCCGGCCGACTCGTCCCACACCTGGAGCAGATCGTCGGTCGCGATGGTGGTGAGCGCGGTCAGGTCTTCCGTCGGCACGAAGCGGTGCAGCTCAACCCAGTCGGTGCCCGAACGGCGCAGGAACAGGACAGCCGAGGCGCTGGCGAACACGAAGTCGGTTGCGTCGTAGAGCAGGATCTGACCGGTGCCGCCGGCCGCGTGGTTGACGGTGACGACCCGCGCCACATTCTCGGCGCGCAGCGCGATGACCTGCCCGTCGCGCGTGTTGGTCTGCGTGATGGTGTCGAGCGTGTCCGATGCCGCGTTGCCCTCGGTGTCGAGGCGGAAAATGCCGCCCCCTACCCCCTCGGCCGGCGTGACGGCGCCGCTCGCGATAGTGAGCTCGGCCCCGGCCTCGCCGCCGACGCTTTCCGCCATGATGTCGCGCAGGGCCTCGAGCGCGACTTTCATCTCCGCGTTGGTGCGCGCTGCGTTCTCGAGATAGCCGGCGGCCGGTAGTGTGCTCATTTCAATACCCCTGCACGACCGCATCGACGAGGCCTGTCACTGCCGTCCCGGCAGCGTTCAGCACTTCGATGTCAGGGCCGAGCGTTTCGTCTTTGTCGATGATGCGCGCCGAGATCCCGCCATTCCCGTCGGTCTGCACGGTGACGTTCACGACCTTGATCGCGCGGTAACTCTTGGTGATGGGCAGCCGGGTCGACGTCGCCGACACGATGACGTCGTCGAACACCTCGACGATGTCCGGCACGTCGATGACGATGTCGAGCTGCGAGGCAATGCCTTGCGTGGTCCCGGCCTGCGTCGTTAGGCGGAATTGATAGCTGTCAGCCGTCGAGTCGAACGGCCCGAGCGCGCCAGGGAACGGCAGCCACTGGCCGATCGTGTCGGCGTCCCAGAACAGCGCGCCATCCGCACCCCAGAACGCTGAACCGTCGGCGCCCCAGAACGTGCCCGAGGTCGAGATCCGATAGTCCAGCGTGTACGCGCCCGTGACGGTTGCGTCGATCTTCAGCACGCCATCGCCGAGCACATCCGAGGTCGGCGTGTAGATGGCGACATACACCATGCTGTCGTAGGTGTTGGCGGCCCAGAATACATCGCCATCGGCACCCCAGAACAAAGCCGAGTCAGCGCCCCAGAACGGCGGCGAGGACAGCAGGCTGGCCTCGATGTCGGTGCCGGTGTCCGTGCCGCCCGTGAGCGCGCCGGCCCAGCCCGGCGCCTCGCTTTGCGTCACGACGACGTTGCTGGTGACCAGATCCCCGAGATCGATGGTCACGGTCGCGGCCGTCGCCGACTCGATGCCCGAAGTGTCGACGGCCTTGATCAGGATCGTCTGCGTGCCGTGCAGCCCTGACATATCGAACGGCGGCGCGGTGACGACGCCCGGGTGCAGCGCGCGGGCCGTGCCCCAGTCGGTCGCGGTGCCGTAGTGAGCGCGGAGCACGAAGCCGGCGAGGTCGACGGGGGGCGTCGGGTACGGCCAGGTCAGTGCAGAGCCTTGCCTATAGAACCGTTCCACACTTGGCGGTGGCGTGGTCTTGCCTACGACCGTGTGCGTGATCTCGGTCCAGTCCGACGCTGCCCCGGCCTGCGACACGCTGCGGAGCTGCACGACGTAGGTCTGCCCGTCGTCGACCGGCATGATCGAAATCTCGCCGGCCTGCGCCGGGAGGCTCGGCACGAACGCAAAATCCTGATTGCTGTCGGCCGGTCGGTAGCGCGCCTGGATGACTTCTGCCGGCACGAGCCCCTGCGACTGGATGACCGTGACCGACAGGAGGATGCGCGAGGTCAGCGTGCCGTCGCTGGCCCGGATCAGCGCGCCCTCGTCGGAATTGATGGACAAGATGACGGGCTTCGGCGGGCGCGGCCGGTTGATGGCCGGCGGCGTCGTGATCTGCGGATCGAAGTCCGGGATCGCGCCGCTGTCGCTGGTCTGGATGGCCGGCGCGTAGTCGACGAACGAGATCCGCGCGCTTAAGTCCGCGCCCGGCTCGATCGAGCGCACGAGCAGCTCGACGGACTCGGCCCCCAGCTCGCCGAACTGGATGAGATCCCCGACCCCCGGGCCCGACGCGGTCGCGACCGGTGTCGCAAGGTCGAGCTGCGTCTGATCGCCGACGACAGTCGTCAGCGTGTACTCGGCCGACGTCGAGGCCTGTCGTACACGGATGCCGTAAGTCGTGCCGCCGGCCATCGTCAGCGGCGCGTCGACGACGATCGCCGTGGTGTTCAGCCCGGAGGTCACCAGCGACTTGACACGCGCCTCGCCGAGGCCCCAGAGCATCAGATCATGGCGCACCCGCACCAGGTCGCCCCGGTTACACACCAGGTGCTCGAGGTCGGTCTCGCCTTCGTAGACTTCAGAGCGCAGGCGCGCGGCGAACATCGCCCGCCGGCCACGCTTCCACGCGGCCGCGGTGCTGGTCGTATAGGGCAGCTCGAGCGTCTCGAACAGCGTGCTGTTCGCGGCCGTGTAGCCGTCGTCATACACGAACAGTTCCTCGGCCTGATGGCCGGAGCTTTCCGGGTAGAAGATGACCTTCAGCGCGTGCGGCCTGACGGCGAACACTTTCGTCGAGCTGAAGCTGCGGAGGTTCCGCGGCGTGAAATGCTGGATCACGGTGTCGCGCGTGTTGTCGACGACGACCGAGAATTTCCCATCGGTCACGGTCGGCGAGGCGCAGGCGGTCGCGGCAATCTCCTGCAGGCATTCGTAGACCGATTGCCGGCGATCAAACACGCCGTCGAACGTAAAGCCGTTCGCATCGCACCAGGCGGCCCACGCGAGCAGCGCGTCGAGATCGATCCGGCTGTCCGGCACCGGGCGCGCATTGGCCGAGCCGCGGAGCACGTCGGCAAAGGCCCACGCGGGATTGCGCGTGGCCTGCTCGACCCACGTCGATCCGTTCCACACCGGCAGCACCGAGGTCACGGTGCAGTTCAGTTGCTCGATGACGCCGGAGAGCTGATCGGTCGCCTGCGCGCGAACGGCAATTCGGGCGATCCCGGTGCGGGTGACCGGCGGCTCGTTCTGGTGCGAGCGCATCGCGGTCCAAAAAGACTGCTCGCTCGTGACCGACTGGTTGTCGCCGACGTTGTCGGACTGATCGTCGATGGTCAGGCGCTTGACTTGCACGTCCCATTGCCCGCGCGCCACCCGGAACCGGACCGATCGACGCACCGCGCTCTTGCTGTTGGCGGCGATTTCGAACGCCCCGCCGGTGATCGTGACGCCGAACGATTCCTGCAACAGCGTCGGGTTCTGCCACGGCCCGCCAGCGGTCGGCCGGATCTGAACTTCGAACTGCACCGCGACGCCGAACTTGATGTTGCGATCGCTGATCCGCTGCAGGCCGTTCGGGAAGGTGACATCGAGCGTGACTTCGTCGGTGTCGGGCTCGGTGGTGCGAATCGAGAACCCCGAGACCTGCTTCAGCTCGATGTTCAGCGACTGCTCGCGCACCTGATTGCTGAACAGCGTGATCGGCGTGTCGGTGCCGTAGCCCTCGCGCACTTGGGACTCGAAGTTCCTGAGCGTGCCGACGGCTTGATCGCCGACTCTGAGGTTCGTGATCTGCATCGGCCCGTAGCCGACATCGAACAACATCCGGATATATTGCTGCTCGCCCCAGTACAGCTCCGTGTAGGGCTGCGCGGCGAGCAGCGGGTAGTAGTTGACCCGGCGGCCGTAGATGCGCGGCACGACGCCATAGGGCCGGGCCTCGTTCTTGACACCCTGTATCGAGAACCGCGCGGTCACCTGTTCGTTGTCCCGGCCGACCGAGCGCTGCTTCGGTGCTGGTGCCAGCGCCGAGGTCAGCAGCGCCGTGGTCAAGCCGATGCCGGCCTGCACGAGCCCGAGCTGCAGCGCGGTCAGCCCCAAGGTCGCCGCCCAGCTCGAGGCGGCAAAGCCGGTGATGGCGATCCCCAGGCTGATCGGATCGGCCGCCATCGCGCGCACGACCACGGTCCCGCGCTTCACCCGGACGTGCTTCCACTGCGATTTCGGGATCAGCCGATCCTCGAGCGCGACGACCGCGTGCGCCATCGTCGACAGCGTCACCCCGCCCCGCTGCGCTGCCGATACGACGACATCCTCGACCGTCGGCCGGCCGGGCAATTCGTAGACGTGACGCGTCAGCCGCAGCGGATGCGGCACGGCGACGACGGTGATCATCGTCGCCAGAACCCCGCGACGCGGCGCGACCAGGTCAGCGACTTGTACGACTCGACGCAGCTATCGGTGCCGGGCCGTGCGTGCAGAAAACGCCCCTCCCCGACCACGATGCCGAGGTGCGACTCGGCACCCGCCATTTTGAACAGGACGACATCCCCGCGGCGCTCGGTGCCGGCCTTGACCGGTTGCCACTCGTCGGACGCCCCGCGCACGATCGCCGCAATCTGCCGGCGCTCCTCGAGGTCCAGCTCGCGCCCGTAGCGATCGCCGAACGACGGCAGCTTGAGGCCGCGCTGCTCGAGGTGATACAGCCGCACCAGGCCCCAGCAGTCGAGCCCGCGGCGATCCGTCCCGTGCAGCTCGAACGGGATCCCGACATAGTCCGCGATCATCGGTCGACCGCGTCGAACAGTGCCGGGTTGCTGGTCGGCGTATAGGTGGCTTCCGGGAACGGCTCGTTCATGATGGCCTCCGTCCCGAGTTCGATCCGCAGCGTCCGACCGGAGATCCGCGCGGTGCGACTTTCGAACACGAACGGCCCGGCCTCGATGGTGTCCGGATCGGCAGCGCGCACGATCTCCTGCGTGATCGTGAACGGCGTCGACAGGCTGCGAAAAGTCGCGGTGAACTCGCGCGTGACGTTGTCGAGCATCAGCTCGAGCGTCGGCAGCTCGCCCTCATTTTGCGCGGGCAGGATCGGCGGGAACGACCAGGCGGTGAAGGTCTCGCCGTCGCTGACGATGTCCTCGGTATTGTTGACGAGCCGGATCGGCGTCGGCAGATCGGCGTGCTCGATGGTCAGGAGCTGCAGCCAGACCTCGTCCGTCTGTGCGGCGTAGAGGGACGCGCGGCCGTCGACCGAGGTCACGGGAGGATTTCCAGCATGAGGGTCGTGCGCCAGTAACCGGCGCCGAGCGGCCGGTATTCAGGCCGGCCCCGGAAACGATACTCAACGGCGGCCAGCGTGCGGTGATGCACCCAGTCGAACGGATCGACCGCGCCGACCGTCACGTCGTAGAAGGTGTCGAGCAGCGCGACCTGCGCGGTCGTCAGCACGAGGCTTGTTTGAAAGACTTTCACCTCGGCGGTGTAGCGCCGGCGCAATTTGGCCGGGCCGGTTTCCATCTCGGTGCGGATGACGTTCGGCTCGGCCGACTCCGTGAAGTCGCCGAGCAGCACGCGCTGCGGCAGGGTGGCGGGCCAGACGGCCATCAGCGGGCCACCAGCGGCGCGCGTACGCCGAGCGGTGCCAGCATGCCGCGCGAGGCCGCACGAGTGACTGAACCACCGACAAACACGTCAATGCCGCGGCTGTCGTTGGCTTCAGTGCGCACCGACTCGCTGCCATAGTTGTAGACGTTGTTGACGATGGCCCCGCCACCGTTCGGGATGACGGTCCCGGCGGTGCCCGGGATGAGCAGCTCGGGCCCGCGCTCGCCGACGACGTAGGCGCGGCCGGCCGACACCGGGCCGCCGTTGGCGCGGAAACCGCCGAAGATCGACGAGAAAAAGCCGCCGATGCCGCCGCCGCCGGTGCCGGTCTTGAAAATGTTGCTCGCGAACTCCGCCAGCGGATCGGTCACGGTCTGCCGCAACAGCAGCCGCGCGATGTCCTGCCCGAGGCCGGCGAGGACGTCGGACAGGGAGCCGGCCGAGAAGATGGCCTCCTCGAATGCCGAGGAGAATGTCGCGCCCAGATCGGCGAAGGTGGTCCGGGCGCGCTCGCCGTTTTCGTCGAGCTTGCTGACGGTGGTGTCGAGTTCGTTGAACACTTCGATCGCCTTCCGGCCGTACTCCTCGGAGTCGGCGCCGAACACGCGCGAGAACTCCTGCAGCTCGCGCGTCGCGCGCTCCCGCGGTGTCGCGATGGACTCGCGCAGGGAGTCGAGGCGCGCGCGCGACTGCTCGACCTCGCCCTGAAAGGCCCGCTCCCGATCGCGCGCGTAGTCCTGCAGGTAGTCGCGCACCGAGTCGGTCTCGCGCTGCAGGGCATCGGCCACGCGCTGAGCTTCGCGGGAGGCTTTCTCAGCGGCCTTGGCGGCGGCTTCCGGATCGCCCTGCGCGTCGATGCCCGCGCTCGTGATCGTGCCGAGGATCGCGGCACGCCCTGCCGAGACGTCGGTTTCCTCGCGGCCGGTGCGGGCGGCGTTGCGGCGGACCCGCAATTTTTCCTCGAGGCCGTCGATGGTGTCGGCGGCCTGGTCGGCCTGCTGCCGGAAGCGATCCGAGTTGAACAGGCCCGCTTTGAAGGTCTCGAATTTGAGATTGAAGCGCTCGAGCTTGAGCGCGGTCTCGGTCAGGAAGGTGTCGAAGGTTTTGCCGAGGCCGCTGAGCGCCGGCGCGACTTGGGGCACACCGGTCGCGATGGCGTTGAACAGCGTCGTCAGGGCGGGCGCGAGCGCGGTCGCGACGGCTTTGCCGGCGGCCTGCGAGGCAAGGTTGAGTTCGCCGATGGAATCATTCAGCGCGTCGAACTTGTCGGCCTGGTCGCGGGTGATGGTGCCGTTTAGTTCGACGAAGCGATCGACCAGCCGGCCGATGCCGTCTTCGCCCTCGAGGATGAGCGGCGCGAGTTCCTTGAACTGTTTCCCGAACAGGGCAGCACCGGCCGCCGCGCGCTGGCTCGGGTTGTCGACGGCAGCGAGGGCGGCGCCGATCTGGCCGATCTGAGACGCCAGGTCGACGCGCGCGAGCTCGTCGGCGGAGAGCTTGAGCAGGTCGAGCGCCTGCGCGGCTTTGGCGCCCTGCCCGTTCGCGATCTCGACGAGGTTCTTCGAGAGCCGCTGCGCGGCCGAGGAGATGGTATCGATCGACGTGCCCGACTGGCCCGCCGCGAAATTGAGGAACGAAAGTTGCTCGACCGACTGGCCGGTAGCGAAGGACAGATCGCGCAGCTTGTCGCCGAGGTCGATGACCTCGCGCGCAGCGCCCGCGATCGACGTGAGCGACAGGCCCGCGCCGATGCCGGCGAGGGCGGCCGTCGCAAAGGAGGCCGCGCGCTTGATGCCGCTCGACGCCCGGTCGACCACGGACACGGCGCGCGCCATGTCGGTCTGCAGTTTGCCGACGTTGGCGCCGAGTTCGACGACCAGCGAGCCGAGTGTTGCCACGGGTTACCCTTTGAGCGTGTCGATCAGATCCGAGAACGTGGTCGGCTTGACGGGCTCGGCGTTTCGGCGGCCCGGCAGAAAATCAGACGGCGTGAACGGGGGCGTGTCCTTTTCCCGGTTGACGTTGCACAGGATGGCGCACACTTGGGCCAGCATCGCGACCACGGCCCGCGAGCCCCACGGCTCGCGCTGGTAGTCGTCAAGGTGCCCGAGATACTCCTGCGCCGACATCGTGGCGCCCAGCTCGTCCACCGTGCGCCCCAGGTCACGCGCCAGAAAGCGCGCGAACGTCAGCCCGTCGGTGTCGTTTTTTTTTCGAGGCCGGTGAGCTTGATCACGACCTCGTAAAGCTGCAGCGATTCAGCGAGGCACGACGCCCCCCAGGCCTGCCACTCGTCGAGACTCAGCAGCGGCAGGCCCTGCTCGTCGATGGCGCACCAGGCAAGCACCTGCGCGATTTCGTCGTCCTGACTGTGCCGCGCGTTGCCGAGCTTGAGCATCTCCGACAGCGTAAGCTGACGCAGGATGATCTCGCCGCCCAAGGTCTCGACCGGGACGGTCTCCTTGCGCAGAACCGGCCGGACGATGGTCGACTTGTCGAGTGCCATCAGGTCGCGTACGCCTGCGACGCGTTGGCGTTCGCCTTGATGGTGATCGGCGTCGTCACGAGCTGCTGCGCCGATCCGGTCGGCGCCAGCGAGCAGCCGATGAAGCCGGTGGTGACCCACTTCGTGCCGTCCGCGAACGTGAACCGGATCGCGCGGCGTGACTTGCCGTCCGAGGCGGTCTTCAGCGCCTGCAGGGCGGTCGAGGCCGGATCCCACTGCGCGGTCATGGCGAAGTTGAGATTGCTCGCGACACCGGGCTGCACCACCCGCACCAGGTCGTGGATCGTCGTGGTGTCGATGTCTTCGAACTCCCCGCCCGACACGGTGATGTCGGTGATGAGCGACAGCGTGGTGCCGAACGTGATCACCTGCAGGTTGCCCGAGGTGAACGTGTCGAAGGCAGTCGAGTTGACGCCTTCGAGCTCGACCGTGTTGCCGGCGCCATTGACATTCGCCGCGCGCACGACCCGCTCGTCGAGCTGGTACATGCCCTGAATCGACGACAGATACAGATAGTCGCCGTTGACCGGATCGGTGCCGGTGTAGCTTGCGACCGCCGGATTTGCCTTCGTGATCGCGCTGATCGGCAGTGCCGTTGCGAGCGCCGACTGAACCGCGATCTGAACGCCTGACCATACTTTCGCCATGAATCCCCCTATCTAACTCAAGTGCTCAATCGCGAGCGTGACCACATAGGTGCGCGTATCGACATCGAAATCGCCCGCGCGGTTGACCATCAGAAACCCGGCCGCCATGACGGCGGTCTGCGCGGCGTCGGCCACGGCTTCAGCCGCGGCTCGGGTGACGCCGAACGACAGGACAGAGAGCTGCGCGCGAGTGAGCGCGATCGTGCCGTGGATGGTCGGCACGTATTCAGTCGTGTCGCGCGTGTAGACGATCGCCGGCAGGACGTCATCCTGCGGCCGCGCGTCCGGGTAGATCCGGGTCGACACGAGCGCGGTGACGCTGGCGGCGCCATCGAGCGTCGACTTCAGCGCGGTTTCGGCGCTCATGCGAGGCGCTCGAGCTCGGCGGCGAGGCGCGTTTTGATCGTGTTCAGCGCGCGCGGGCCGGCCGCGGCGAGGCCGCCGGCCAGGAACTTTTTACCCGGGATCAAGCGCCCGTAACTCGGGTTGCCGGCCTTGCGGTTGCCGCGCTCGCTGCGGTTCGCGGCCTTGCGTCGGCCGACGGCGGTGTAGCCCAGCTCCTGGAACCGGAAGTAGAACGGGTCTTGCCCCTTGCGGTCGTAGGCGGTCAGCCGGTTCGTGAATTTCTTGCCCTTGACCGTGTAGGTCGTGGCTTCGGTGCGCGCCTTGCCGTGCCGCACGCCGATGATTTGCCGGCCTGCGAGGCCCTGGTCGAATTGCCGGCGCCCGCGCTTCGCGATGACGTTGCGCTTCAGCGCCCCGGTGTCGACCGGGGCCCGTGCCTTGACCTCGATGACGATCTCGCGCGCGCCGGCCCGCATCGCGGCGTTCAGTGCCCGGCGCTGGATCTTCGTCGGCAGCGTCTTCAGCCGCGCCTGCAGCTCGGCCAGGCCCTCGATACGAATGGCGCTCACGACACCGCGCTCAGGTTGCGCACCTGGTAGTCGTACTGGTTCTTGACGGCCTGTGATCCGCTGTAAGTCGCCTCGACTGTCACGCGGCGGCGCTCGAACGGGAGATTGGCCAGGATCGCGTTGTCAGCGGCCGACAGCACGATCTCGACGGTGGTGCCCGGGGTGACGCTTGTCGTCGCGCGCACCGAAGTGCCGGTCGAGAGGCAGTCGATGCGGTACGCGACCGTCGACGGCATCGCAGCTGCGCCGGTCTTGTCCAGGAACGACACGTTGAGGTAACAGGTCGTGCCCTCGTTGATGATGTCCAATCAGGCGGCCTCGAGGACGAAGTTTATCGAGCGGCTTGCGAGCTCGAACACCATCGAGCGCCGCCGCAGTTGGAACACCATTGCGCGCTCGGAGAGCGCGAACACCATGCGCGCCGGGCGCGAGCCCCTGCCGTCGCCGGCGAGGCTGCCCACGGCCGAGACGGTGCCAAATCCTTCGCGATTGCGCGCACCCTCCGCCTCCAGGATGCCGACGCCGCCGACAATGCCCGAGCCCTGTTGCGGGGCCTCGCCGCGCCCCTCCAGGCTGCCGACGCCACCGACAATGCCCGAGCCCTGTTGCGGGGCCTCGCCGCGCCCGTCCAGGCTGCCGACGCCACCGACGATGCCGGCGCCATCGCGCACGACAAACCCATCACCGGCGAGGCTGCCGGCGCCAGAGACGAGGCCGCTGCCTTCCTTGACGCCGGCGGCGGCCGACTGGAGGAGCAGCAGTAGGGACACGTCAGACCGCCAGCAGGGTACTCAGCGTTGACTGGCACTCCGCGAGTTCCGCATCCAGGCGAGCCAGCTCACTTGAGTCACCCAGGCGCTCCGCCGCCGTGCGCAGAGAACCGAGGTAGACGATGCGGGCCCGGACCAGCGCCATCAGTTGTTCGACGGTCATCGTCAGATCACCATCGCGCGCAGCAGCACGGTCGACGTGTTGAGCAGCATGTAGATGTAGTCCACCTCGGTCGCACCGTCTCGGTACTCGATGTCGAACGCGGTATCGCCAAGCACCGCCGCGCCCTGCGTGTAGGTCATCGTCGACCACGGCTGCATCGCGTTTTCCACCACGTCGTAGGCAAACCATCGGCCTGTGGCGTCTTTCTGCAGGTAGATGCGATCTTTGAGGTAGGCGTACTTGCTGCCGGTGGTGAAGGTTTCGGCGGCCGGGGCGTAGGTAATCGCTGCCCACGTGTTGAGGGCGATGTCGTAACGGTCGAGCAGCGCGCCCGCCGCGCCACGGAAACTGTAAAAATATCGGCCGTTGAGAATGGCGTTCTCGTTTGTCCAGTCGGCGGCCGTCGCGCTATGCACCCAGTGCCCGCTCATGCCGGTGCCCGGCGCGCCACCACGCGCCACACCCGGCGTTAGGGTGGTCCACGTGCCCGCCGAAATGCTGTACCGGAACAGCGTGACCGCGCCGCTGCCCATGTAGTAAATGAAATCGTCGTTGCCCTCGATGCTGTAAACCGAGGTGGCGTCAGGCTGCGTCGTCCACGCCGCAGAGGTTGTGATCACGGTCGCCGTGTTGCTGGCGATAGTGCGGATCTGACCGGCGCCCGTGCCCGACACGATGCGGATCTGATAGTTCGTCCAACTGTTCACGGTCCAGTTTTTGCCGCTGTTGGTCAGCGTGGACGCGCCACCCGCCGTCGCCGTGCCGGTAGCAAACGCCACATAGTCGCTGTCAATCCACGACGGGGTCGACAGGAGCTTGGAGTCGGTGCCGATGACAGCCGCCGGAGCAATACCGTCCGTTGCGCCAGTTTCCGCCGAAGTCCAGGCATTGGTCGCGAAATCGTAGAAGCGGAAAACGGCGGCGGTTGTCGTGCCCGCTGCTGTAATCGCGTTCAGCACATACCAGCGCGGCGTGAGCAGGCGGTAAGTCGTCGAAGCCGTGAAAGCACTGGCCTGCGTCGGCACTGTGATCACCGAATTCGTGCCGACAGTGTTCGACGAAATAACGAGGGTCACGCCCGCATTCGGGCCGCCCGTGATATGGATTCTGTAGCCGCGCAGGTCGCGGGCCAGCGTAAGGTTCGTCGTGATGGTCGACGTGGTGCCCGCCGTCGCCGTGCCCGATGGCCCCACTGCCGTTGCCACACCGCAAGCCCCTGCCGCGAACGTGCCGGCCAGTGCGGGAGACGGCAGGTTTATCCATGCATCCTCCAGCGGGTTGTACAGCAGCGCAGCCGTGGCGGACTGCACCAGCATTTGCTGCTGTCGGAAGTGACGCGACGAAACGATGAACTGCGCCGCTGCCGTCGCTGCGGGCGCGGGCGTGCAAAACTCCCACCGCTTGAGGTCGAGTATTTTCCGATTGCCGTTCGTAGTAGGCATATCAAGTCACCGCAATATTTCGTCGCAGGCTGTCAGCCGCCACGCGCATGAGGGAGGGGATCTGTTCCGTTGCGGCCAGGCCGCCGATATTGGTTTGGTTCGATAACGTCGAGCACGTCGTCACTGTGCCCACGGTCGTGATGGTCGCGAGAGTCAAGCTTGCGCTGATCGCGTCAATGGCCACGCGGAGACGGCCGGCGACATCCGGCATCGACTGCCCGATGGTTCGCGTCAACGCCTGAAGCGCGAACCGCTGCGCCTCGATGGCCTCGATGAGTTCGCCGTATGCTGCGACCGGCAGCGGGTTGTCTGGCGACACGTCCGCCGGCGTTTTCGCGTCATCGGCCCCGCTGAGCGTGGCGAGGCCCACGACCTGCATTTTCGTGACGTCGCCGGAATAGGTGACCTCGCGCGTCGAGACCAGCGCGCCGACGCCTGGCGTAATTGCAACATTATCAGGCATGTCAGGAGTCCGTGATTCGCAGCTTGGTGTTCGTGGCCTTGAGCGTGAACGAACCGGACGCCGAGGCCGACGTGTCGCCGGTGGTGATCTGGCCCGAGCCCTCGAATGTGGGGCCCGTTGAATTCCACACGCTGAACCAGGTCACGGTCTGCAGGGCCGCGAGGCCGGTCACGGTGACGTCGCTCGACAGCGCGCGCTCGGCGCTCGCTGCGGCGGCGAAGGTCGCGGTTTCCAGTCCCGCGCCGAGCTGGTTGCTGGTGCCGGCTGCGCCCGGATCGCCGGAGTGCAGGCGCACCCGGTTCGCGGCCAGCGCGTTGAGCATGGTGTTCTTGGCGGTCGTGCTGTACGGCATGCCTATCCCTCGACGAGCCCTTCGCTGAGCAGCAGCTCGAGCTCGCTGTGTTTCATGTCGCGGTCGATGACGGCCGTGATCGCGTAGATCCGGCCCTCGAAGGCGATCCGCATTTTTTCCGTCACACCCGCCCGATAACGGATCCGCGCGCGAGCGGTGATCTCGCCGTGCGGCTGCGCGCTCGCAAATATCTCGCGGCCGGTGATCGGCTGCAGCGAGCCGGGCACGGTGGCGAACTCGGCCCAGGTCTGCACCGCCTGGCCGTGGGCGTCGCGCGTTTCGGTGGCCTGCTCGATCACCAGGTCGTGGCACAGCGCGCCGGCGCGCATTACCACCGGGTGAACACCCGGAACGGCATCAGCAGCGCCTCGATGCCATACGGCACCGTGCTCAAGCTGAGCGGCGAGCTCGCCTCGCGGTGTTCGTATAGATGCCCGGCGAGCAGCGCCAGGGCGTGGCGGATGGAACTCGGCACGCTGGCGTCGCTCGGGCCAAACCCGGCCACGTAGGTGACGGTGACGCTGTCCGGATGGTCGAGCGTGGCGGGCCAGTCTTGGCCGACTTTCAGTCGCACGCGGCCGGGCGTGTCGCCCTGGACGACTTCGTAGACCGAGGCGGAAAGAGTTTGCGTGGCCTGATCCGGGTCCATGTACTGGATAGACGTCACGCTCGCCAGCGGCGGGTACGGCAGCATCAGCTCGTAGACCCAGTCGGCCCGCGGCGGATTCCGGAACCACGCCTGACCCGGGAAGGAGTCGACCTTGTAGGCATAGGTCCGGTTGACCAGCGCCCTGCACAGCCAAGACTCCACCCAGGCCGTGGCGACCGCGATCAGCCCCTCGAGGTACGAGTCCTCGCTGGCCGCCAGGCGAAGGTGCGCGCGCGCGTCGGCCGTCGCCAGCGCGGGTTGCGCGGGTGGCGTGGTGAGGGTCAGGTGCATCAGGTCGGCCGCGCGCCAAGAATTAGCGGCCGGACATACTGGGTCTGATCGACTCCGATATTGTAGCGCTTGGTGATGGTCTGGCCCTGGTAGTCGGTCGTCGCCGCGCCAGTCGACTCGTTGAATTGGCCGCGTCCAATTGCGCGAGACCCTGGCTTCAAGCGCCAGTTGCAGGCGTCAAAATCCGTGTCGCTCACAGCCTGGAACAATGGGTTTTCAAGAACTGACTGATCTGACTCAGTAGTTGCCGTGTACGACGGCAAATCGAAAGGCGATGTTTTGGCCCAGTTGGCCGGGCTGATGTAACCCAGAGCACCGCCCACGGCGGTCATGCGCGGATACCACAGGTTATGCGATTCTTGCAAAACCGCGTCGGCATCTTTTTTATCAATAGCGCCTGCTTCGTTGTTGGCGCTGATGCAGCCGCGAATGTTCACTGTAGTTGTTGCATCCGCATTGGTGCTGATCAAACAGAACAGATGAGCGCCCCAGTCCACGCAATTGATGGCCGAAACCGTCATGTTCGTGGCGCCCGTCACGAGGAAACGATGGCCGCACCAGTACCCGATACAGTGATCGAGGATGTGCGGGCCGCTGGCGTTTGCTTCAAATGCGTGTCCGTCGGCATACATGAAGACGCAGCGTTCAAACCTGAAGCGAAGGCCCCGTGCAAGAACACAAGCCCCGTTGACTGTTCCGTTTGCATTGCCACAGCCGAATGAAAACCGCGCGCCTCTGAACGTGTGGTCGCCCCAATTCTGATACATCACGCAATGGATCTGTCCGACCACAATCGACCAGCCTAGCGCGATAGGATCCCCAGGCGCGCGCACATAAAC